TACTACCGTTACCGCCGCTAAGACTGTTTACGCGTGTAACAACTTCATTTACTTTGTTGACTAGTGGATGATTAGGAATTGCGTTCGCACCTAAAAAGAATCCTCTAAATCGTTTAATTGCTATCATTATTTAATATTTTATTAGTTATTATTTATTATTTATTATTCTTTTTCCTTATCGATTATCGGTGTAAATGTACCTATACGTTTAGCCTCAACTCCTTCTAGTGCTATCTTAATAGCCTCATCTACTATTTCTTGATGAGTATGTTCAGATAATTCACAGTTAGTTGGTGTGGTTATATCTATCCTATTAGGCTTCTTTAAGTATCTTAAGCGATATACAGTTGCTGTACATACTGAAGAAGTTATAAGTTCTACCCTACCATCTTCCATTAGTCTTAATACTTTATCATAATCAGGTTGTTTAAAAGCATCGTTTAATACTTTATCTATCTCATTATGTTGTACTGGCCTAACTTCAGCGTACTTACCGTTAACATTGTTGTATAATGTACTGTTTCCAATTGTTACTGTTTCCACATATAACGGAGTCTCATTACATTTATCACACTGCTGTACTACTCGTTCCTGTATTATAAACCAATGGTCTGTAGGTAAGGTTACGAATCTAGCATAAGGTGTAATATTATCAAGTGTGTTAGCAGCTGGTTGTATATTAACGTGCTTAACTAATTCTTTTAAATCTTCTGTTCTTTTCTGAGTTTCCTCGAAAGAAGTTCTTTTAGGGTTAGTTATACCGTATCTTTGTTTAACAAATCTATCCTGACCTTGATTCAATAGTAAGTCTATCTCCTCTTCTTCAAAGTTAGGGTAGTTTACGCTATCAAGCTTATCCATCCCAAATCTAAAGGCTATATGCATTTCTGCAACTGTCATTATTTATTTATCTTACTAAGTTTAGTTTGTAAAGCTAATTTAACTGGTTGGTTCTTAATATCATTAAAGTATCCTACACAATCTTCTGTTGAATGTCCTATTAAATCATCTCCGTGATAGAAGTGGTTACCTTTACGGGTTAACAACTTTTTCTCAAGTAACTCTTCAATAAGCCCTTTAATTTTACTATCCTTATCTTGAACAGTTTCACAAAAAGCTTTTGGATCTTTTTTAAGTTCTCCATACAACTGAGCATTCAACATTGTCTCACTCATTGTATCTAAACCTTTTTTACCAAATAAGCGTAACGTACTACGTTTCTCTTCTGGTGCTAGTTTATGAATTAATCCTGATCCTTCAAATTCATAACTAAATGTTTCTAATTCAGATTTAGCTTTAGCTTCGTCATCTGATATAAAGAATATAACATTTGGTTGCTTCTTCTCAATCTCGCTATTAGCTATTTTAGACTGTTCCAACATAACCTTATATTTAATTTGGTTAATCGGGTTATCTAAAACAAGCTCAGTAGTCTTAGTATTGTGTAGTCTTATTGGAGTTGTTACATTGAACACTTCTGACCACCACTTACTATGTCTATTTAGTTCTCCTGGTTTAAGGTTTAATACACTTTCGTAGTAACCTTCTTCAACTGGACTTAATCCAGTCTTATAACCACTTTTACTAATTTCACAACCTAAAGTTGTTACTGATCTTACATAAGAACTAATTCCAAAGAATCCAGCTCTATTTACACTCTTTACCTTTACTACTTCAGGGCCGTCAAAAACGTACTCAATAGTAGCTACTTTTTCTTTACTCATTTTTTCCCTTTTATGTTATTAATATAAGGAGCGAGAATCAACCCGCTCCCTAATAGTTTATTTAGCTCATTGAATCAACGTCTAAGATTAACTGACCTGCATCAGTTGGATCTTTCAACATGATACCACACTCACTTAGTACGTGGAATTCGTATCCATCTACTGGTGAACTTGAAGTACCATTCTTCTTCATACCGTATGGTGAACATAATCCTTCAATATAAGTTGAAGCCATTTCACGTCCGTTATGGAATACTTTTTGTACATTAGATTCTCCACTACCGTTCATCTTGAAGTTCAAGAAAGTAGCTTTATAAGATTCAGCAGGTTTACCTGTTTGAGGATTTAATTGACGGTTACGTACAACTGAGTTATAAAGAGGACACTCTTTCAAAGTAATACGATCACCATTTAAACCTACGTAAGTTTTAAATTGTGCACCTAGTGCTAATTCTTGACCTGAACCAGTAATAAATTTACTATCTGTTAAGATAAAGTTAGAAGCCGAAGCTTTCATAGCTTGATCAAACAAACTCATAAATTGACGGCCACAAAGTGCTACATAGTCACGTGGGCCATCTTCAGTTCCATTGTATGATAAATCATCCATGAAATCACGTAGAACTTGCTCAGTTAAACTAGTGTAGTAACGTTTGTTAGCTGGAGCAATTTGCTCTTCTAATCCTGCACCTGTAAAGATTGGATTTCCAGAAGCACCTTTCATGTTAGTAGTACCGTTAGCTTTAACGTTACCTTTACCATAAATTAAGGCTTTCTCGATTTCATCTTGCCATTGTGACCAGAATTCCCATTCAGCATATTTTACCCATGTGTAAGAAACTTCCTTACCATTAGGATCCATTAATCCGATTTTCAATACTTTAGATTGAGCAGCACCACTAACAGCATACATCTTACGGAAAGTAGTCATGTAGTTCTCCATCATGAACGGAGTAGCATAAGTAGTTTCTCCAGATGTTCTAGAATGATCGTGTTCAACTACATTGTAGTCTTTAGAAAATTCTTTACCGATAGCTAATAAAGCTGGTGGAACATAAAGAGTTGCATCTTTAGTAATTAATTGTAATGTATAAACGAAGTCAGCACCATCTTGGTAAGGCTCGTCCATAACACGTAATGAGTAGCGAGTATCATCTGGAACGATTACATCACCTACAGTAAACCATTTTTCAGGTAAACCTACACGGAATGTAGTAAAGTTAATACCAGGTGTTGAACCACCATCATTGTAAGTAGATTGAGCAACAGAAATAGGCACGGCCTTTTCAGAGTCACCCATTAAAGGCCAACGATAATTAATATTATCTAAACCTTTAGTACGACCAGTACCTGTAGTTAAGAAAGATAACGCGTTCTTATAACCATTTTGTTTGTTATAAACACGAGTAATCACCTCTGATGCTAGAGCTGGTTCGGTTAGGAAAAAATTCGATAAGTGGGTAGCTTGGGTTAAACCCGCATGCCAGTTACCTGTGCTTATCTGTAAATCACTTAAATTCATTTGTTAAGAGTTATTTTAGTTTATAAATGTTATTTTAATCCTTTAAAAGCACTGAATGGATTATCACCTGTAGGCTCTTCTGAGGCACCTGATGAAATCCTATTCTTTGAAGAGTTACTGTAGTTTTTAACCATTGAGTTAAATTTGTTAGCTACTTTAGTCTCCACCTGCTTTTCAAGCTTTTTAGAATCAAAGTTATTCATTGCTAAATATGCAAATAAATAAGATGACTCTTTGTTCTTTTCGATTGCTTCCTGATAAGGTGTTTTTCCAGTTCTATTATCTACCGCTGTCATAAAGTTCCAAAGGTTATCTTTGGTCTTAGGCGTTAGTTTAAATCCGTTAATCTCATCCTTATCATAAAGATCTTTTTTGAAGCCGTTCCAGTAATCTAATTGCTCCTTCTTCGTAGCCTCATTTTTAGAGGCTTGATTCTTTAACAACTGATCTTTTTCGTAAGCTTCTTGTTTTTGGAGTTTGTTGATTGCTGGTTTAGCTCTTTTCTCAAGAGTACCGTTAATCTCCCACTCCTCAATCATATCTTGTATATCTTCTTCAGATTCTCCAGTTAACCTCAGAGATGCAGTAATCGCTTCTTTCTGAGTATCTTCCGTATCAATCTTAAAATCAGACCATGATTGTTCTTTATAGTATGTATCTAAAAATTGCTTAGTTGTACCGCCATTCTCTACAAACTCAAGCATTTTAACGTAATCTTCAGGTAGTGATTCAGTCCATCTATTAATCCTGTTTTGTACAGTCTTATCAATTAACTTGTTAACACCTTCTGGACTAGCTTCAAAATCCTCGTCTGTATCGTCAAAATCTAATGACCCTTTGTTAAACAGTTCTTTTGTAAACTCCTTAAACCCAGTAACATTAATATCTTCACTTTCGTCTTCAGATTGGATAACTTCCTCATCCTCAACTACTTCGTCTTTTTTAGCAGCCTTCTTTTGCTTCTCGATCACCTTTTCAAGGGCTTTATCCCCTTCTTCGATAGCCTTATCTTTATCAAGTAAGTTATCTGGTTCTTCTAGTAGTGCGTTATCTCCCGATTCTACGTCAT